AGGTAAAAATTTATTCCGCAGGTTTTCGGGGCTCACTAGGGCCGGAAAAGAATAATTTTCTCTTGGAGCGGAAATGGGAAAAAGAGGGCCGAGGAAAAAGCTAGCGGCGGTCGAATTGCTCGAAGGGACGCCCGGAAAGCGCGTCGTCGAGGCGTCGGGGATTGAGGGACTTGGCGAGCCGTTTATCGCCGATCATCTAACGGACGACGCCCGCGGTTGCTTGGAGGTTATCCGTCAGAGCATGCCGACGCGCATTTACTCGGCGTTGGATTCGTTTGCGCTGGCGGTCTTTGCGATGGCTTGGGCGATTCACAAACGCGCCGCGTTCGAAATCAGCAATCCGAAATTCGAGTTTATCGAAGCGAACGACAAAGGCGTCGGGACGGTTAGCCTATGGGTCCGAATCCTAAACGACCAAGCGCGGGTAATGATGAGCGCGGGCGACCGCCTCGGGCTCGACCCGAAAAGCCGGGCGGGCTTACACCTCCCGAACGCTCGGCAGCAACAAGAGCCCATAGAGTCATTGATAGGCCAGAAAAGGTCATACAATTTATCGAACAATTAACCGTTCCGTCGGGCGAGGGACAAGGAACGAAATTCAAATTAAGAGATTGGCAAAAGCGGTTTATCCGTAAAATTTATGAGCCGCATAGCGTCGACGACAAAGGGCGACTCGTCCGCCGCGTCCGCCGCGCGATTCTTTCAATGGCGCGCAAAAACGGCAAAACCGCTTTAATCGCTTGCATGGTTTTGGTCCATTTAATCGGGCCGGAATGGGTAGAAAACGGCGAAATCTATTCCGCTGCAAACGACAGGGAACAAGCGGGGCAAATCTACAAATTCGCGGCGCAAATTGTCCGAGCTACGCCCGCGCTCGCGCGCAAGCTTCGTTGCGTCGACTCCACGAAAACCATCGCTTGCTATAGCAACGGGAGTTTTTATCGCGCGCTATCCGCCGATAGCGGAAACAAGCACGGCTTGAATCCGACGTTTGTTGTTTTCGACGAATTGGCGCAAGCGCGGAGCCGCGAGCTTTACGACGTTTTAGATACTTCCTTTGCGGCGCGGTTAGAGCCGCTATTCGTTGTCATATCGACGCAAAGCAACGATCCCGAGCATATCCTTTCGAAGCTAATCGACGACGGACTCCAGGCCGCGGACCCGGCGATTGTTTGCGACCTCTACGCCGTACCCGAAGACGCCGACGACATTTTCGACCCGGAGATTTGGCGCAAGGCAAACCCGGCGCTAGGCGACTTCCGCTCGCTAGCCGATTTGAAATCGCTTGCGGCCCAGGCCGAGCGGCTTTCGTCGAAGGAGCCGACGTTCCGCAACTTGTATTTGAATCAACGAGTCTCGCCCCATAGTTCTATGATTTCGCGGGCGGAATGGATGGCTTGCGTAGGCGACGCCGCGCTTGTTCAAGGCGAGGCGGTTTTTGCCGGGCTCGACCTTTCCGCGGTTGTCGACCTAACCTCGCTTGTCGTCGTTTCAGCTTCGGAGCGCGTCCGCGTTCAATCGTTTTCGTGGAAGCCGGGCGATTTGCTCGAAGAACATAGCAACCGCGATTTCGGAAACAAAAGCGCGCGTTATACGCAATGGCACAAAGCCGGGCATTTATTGGTAACGCCGGGCCGCTCTATCGACCCAGGAGCGATAGCGCGCAAGGTTGCCGAGCTTTCGAGCGAATATAATATTATCGGGCTCGCTTATGATCGTTGGAGAATAGAACACCTATTCCGCGAGTTTGAACAAATCGGCTTTCCGGTCTGGATTGATAATAAAACCGAGGGCTCGACGCGCTCGCGCGGCGGCTCCGGCTTGCGGCTTGTTCCTTGGGGACAAGGAATGCGCGATATGGCGCCCGCGGTCGACGCGCTCGAATTGGAAATTACCGAGCGGCGACTCGTGCATGATTCAAACCCGGTTATGAATTGGGCAATGGGAAACGCAATCGTAAAATCCGACGAAGGCGGCAACCGGAAGATAGACAAGGCAAAGGTTAAATTCCGCGTCGACCCGGCGGTCGCCTTGGTTATGGCGCTCGGGCTCCGCGCCCGCGACCGCGAACAAACCGCGCTGGTCCCTTTGATTGGCTAGCCCGCTCTAGTTTTTCCGACTTTCCGAAAATCAATTCGCGGAGCGCGAACCCATGCCGATTCGAAAAACTTCCGTCCATACCGTTACCCGCGCGGGCGACCGCGAGCTCGACTTCGTTTTGTCCGATAAAACGAAAGACCGAATGGGCGACGTTATCGACCCGAAAGGTTGGGAGCTCGGCAACTTCAAGAAAAATCCCATTGCGCTATTCAATCACAATTCAAGCTTTCCAATCGGCGTTTGGCAAAAAGTCCGCGTCGACGGCAACAAGCTAGTCGCGCGTTTGAAACTCGCCGCGGAAGGAACGTCGGAACGTATCGACGAAATTATTCGGCTTGTAGATCAGGGAGTCTTACGCGCGGTTTCGGTTGGCTTTCAACCGATCGACAGGGAACCGCTAGCGGATAACTCCGGCGTTCTTTTCAAAGAGCAGGAATTGTTAGAGGCGAGTTTAGTAACCGTTCCCGCCAATCCCTCCGCGCTTTCCGTCGCGCGGTCGCTCCAGATTTCCGACGAAACAATCGGCCTCGTTTTTGGCGAGCTCGCCAGAACAAACGCGCCGATTACTCGCGGAGAAAAAACCGGCGAGCTAGCCGTTTCTTCTTTCCCAAATCGAAAGATTGGAACCATGAAAACGCTTAATGAGCGCATTGAAGACGCGCAAACCGGACTCGTTCAATTGAAAGACAAGCTAACCGAACACCTCGCCGCCATTGGCGACGCTCCCGACGACGCCGCGCTAACTCTGACCGAGGAATTGACGGCGAAAATCGAAAACGGGCAACGGAGTCTCGACTCCTTGAAAGCCGCGGAGAAGCAACTCGCCGCGGCGGTTTCGGCAGACTTGCCGGAAGTCCGCGCGCCCGCGTTGCAGCCCCGGCAGTTTGCCGCGGCTCGAAAGGTAATTCCGCCCGGCGACCATGTTATCCGGGCTCTAGTGGCTAAGGTTATTGGCCATGCAAACAAACAAGACCCGCGCGCTATCCTTGTCGAGCGTTACGGCGAGGATGGGCAAATCGACCCGGCAACAAAAGCCGTCTTTGACGTTGTTACGCGCGCCGCTACCGCTCCGGCGGATACAACTACAAGCGGTTGGGCCTCGCAATTGGTCCAAACGTCGGTTGCCGATTTTATGTCGCTACTTATTCCGGCGTCGGTTTATCCCGGCTTGTCGGCTAAGGGCTTGCGGCTGAATTTCGGGCGCTCGGGAATCATCAGCATTCCTTCCCGCGTCGCAACTCCGACAATTGCCGGAAGCTTCGTCGCGCAAGGCGCGCCGATTCCCGTCCGTCAAGGCGCGTTTACCTCGACGCCGTTAACGCCGAAAAAGATGGCGGTAATTTCCACGTTCACGCGGGAAATTGCCGAGCATTCTATTCCGGCGATTGAAGCGTTAATCAAAAACGCGATTCAGGAAGACACGTCGGTTTCGCTCGACACGGTTTTGCTTGACGCGAACGCGGCGACGACGACTCGGCCCGCCGGTATTCGGAACGGCGTTTCCGTTACAACCGCAACCGCGGGCGGCGGCTTTGCCGCTCTCGTTGGCGATTTGAAGGCGCTAATCGGCGCGCTTATTACCGCGAGCAACGGCAATTTAAGGAGTCCGGTTTGGATTATGAATCCAATCCAGGCGCTTTCAATTTCCGTAACGCAAAACAACGGGGGAGATTTCCCGTTTAAGCAGGAAATCAATAACGGAACCTTCGCGGGTTATTCGTTGATTCAATCCTCAACCGTTGCGGCGGGAATGGTTATTCTTGTCGACGCCGCCGATTTTGTTTCGGTCGAGGGCGACGCGCCGCGCTTCGATATGAGCGATCAGGCAACGCTACATATGGAAGATACAACGCCGTTGCAGATTGCAACCGGCGCGCAAGGCTCGGGAGTCCTCGCGACTCCGACGCGCTCGCTCTATCAAACCGACTCCATGGCGCTTCGAATGATCATGGACGTTAATTGGGCGCTACGCCGAACCGGCGTCGTCGCTTGGACCCAAGCCGTTACTTGGTAGCGACAAAAAAAGCCGGGGAGCGAAAGCTCCCCGGTTCTTCAATTCGCAATTAAACAGGAGCTCCCCCAATGGCCGATTCAAAAAAGCGCGTCGAGGATTCCCGCGCGGCGACAGACAAGCGGACGAAGGAATATTACGACAAGCAAGCGAAGCTAAAACCGACGCCGACGCAACACGAAAACGATTTAGCCCGCGTCGGTACGCCCGCCGAAAAGCCCGAGGCGGACGGCTCGGAAACCGAGGCGGAAATTGCCAAGCGTTCCGGCAAAGAGGCGGTCGAGGATACCGACTCGCACCCGCCAACGCCGACCCAGGAGGAAAACGACCTAGCGCGTATGGGAAACCTCCCCGAAGGGCCCGCGCCGGTTGAGCCCGACCCGGCGGCGGAACCTCCCCCGGTATCGCCGCCGCCGCCGCCGCCGGTAACGCAAACCGCAAAGCGCGAACGGTAGATTGTGGGACTCCTCGCAAAAGTCTTTCCCTCTTGGGCAGCAAAATCCCAAGAGGGACAATATAGGCCGGGCCCCTGGCACCTCCCGCTAACGGGCGGTTGGCTTCCGCATGACGTAGGAACAAATCTGAATTGGTGGCAATGCGGTTTTAATCCGGTCGGCGGCTACAATACTTCGAGCATGGTCGAGGCTTGCGTTTCGGCTTACTCGCAGACCGTCGCCATGCTCCCCGGCAATCATTGGCGGCGAAACGACAAGGGCGGGCGCGAGCGCGTCGATACTTCGGCGCTTGCTCGCATTTTGATTCGCCCGAATAGTTATCAGACAATTTCCGATTTCGTTTTGAATCTGACGCGCTCGCTTTATCGCGAAGGCAACGGTTACGCGCTAGTTTTGCGAAACGGGCGCTTCGAGGTTGATAGCCTCCACTTAATGAATCCGAGTGTTTCGTCCGCGCATGTCGCCGCCGACGGCGAGATTTTTTATTCCCTCGGCGGCAATAACGTTATTGAGCAACGCGCGCCCGGGCAATTGATGGTGCCGGCGCGCGACGTTTTCCACGTTCGCTTGCATACCGGGCGCGACCATTTACGCGGGCATTCCCCGCTCGAAGCCGCGGCGCTTTCTATCGCTTCGAATAGCGCAATAGCTCAAGGCCAGATTCAGTTTTACTTGAATCAATCGCGGCCCTCGACCGTCCTTAGTACCGATATGACCTTGACGCGCGAGCAAGTTACGCAACTCCGCGAGGCTTGGAATGAACAAGCAAAAGGGCTTTCCTCCGGCGGGACTCCAATTCTCACAAGCGGATTGAAGCCGGTTTCGATGGGCTCGACGGCGCGGGATTCGCAACTTGCCGAAATCCTGAAAATGAACGACCAAGATATTGCACTTGCATTCAGAGTCCCGCTGCAAATCCTCGGCATTGGCGGAACGCCGTTCGCGTCGACCGAGGCGCTAATGCAATTTTGGCTCGCGGGCGGGCTTAACTTCGCGCTTAATCATATCGAAAAAGCTTTCGACAAGCTTTTCGGGCTCGAAGGCGAGCCAAACGAATATTTCGAATTTGACGTTTCGGTATTGTTGCGCGCCGCGTTGCGCGACCGCGTAGAATCTTACGCCGCCGGAACCCGCGCGGGAATCTTCGCTCCGAACGAAGCTCGCGCCGAATTTGAGCTCGCGCGAGTAGCCGACGGCGACGACCCGAGAATGCAGCAACAAGACGTACCGCTTTCCTATGGCGCGGAATTAGAACCGCCCGCGCCCGCCGCGGAGCCCGCGCCCGCGCCGCCTCCCCTAGAAAATGATGAGGCTCCCGAAGATGAATCAGCAAAATTTAATAGCGACGAAATTTTCGCCCGGCTCTCAGATAACGCGGAACTACATTGACGCGCTGGAAAGAGCCCTCGGGCGCGTCATCGCCCAGGCGCGAGCGGAAAGCCGCGCGGCTATTGCTGAAATGGAAATCAGATTCCTAAAGCTCGAAAGCGAAATCGACCGGCGCGTCGCGGAAAAACTCGCGGCGCTCAAAGACGGCGAGAAAGGAGTCCAAGGTGAAAAAGGCGAAAAAGGCGAAGCGGGCGAAAAAGGCGAAGCGGGTACGCCCGGCTTACCCGGTGAAAGGGGCAAAGACGGGAGCGATGGAAGTCCCGGTGACAAAGGCGACCGAGGAGAACCCGGAGCCCCAGGAGCTCCCGGCGAGCCCGGACCCGGAGCCGCAATCGGATTCAAGCTAGCGGGTACATGGTCCGCCGATAAACGCTATTTGGAAAATAATGTCGTCGTTCGAAATAATAGCTCTTACGCCGCGAAGAAAGATAACCCTGGCCCATGCCCGGGCGATGATTGGCAATGGCTTGTCGGGCCGAACAAGCCCGGCAGCAAAGGCGAGCGCGGACTCCCAGGCAAAGACGGCGAGCCCGCCGTCGCTTGGCGATACGACAAAGACTTTAATTTAATTCCCATTGGCGGCGACGGCGAGTTAAGCGGCGCGCCGATTCCAATGCGGCGACTCCTCGACGAATATTTCGAGGCGCGGCAATGACCGACATTCCTACCTCGCTCGACGAATTGGTTAGGGACTCGCGCGCCCGGATTGAAACGTTGCGGAAAGTGTACGGCAACCGCGAAGATTTCGATTTTTATATTCGCCGCGTCATTGGCGAAAGTCTCGAAGACCGCCCGCCCAAGGTTAGGGCTTACGTTTTAACGGCTATGTTCGGAAAGGAATCAAACAATGCCCGCTAAACTAACGGCTTTTGCTAACGACGTCCTCGGCTTGCTGCTAAACGCGACCGCTATCGCGAACCTTGTTCCTACCGCGACCGGCGGGTCGGCAAACCTAACTATCGCGTTGCATACCGCACAACCGGCGACCGATCAGACCTCAAGCGAAATCAGTTATACCGGATATGCTCGCGTCAATACCGCGCGGCCTGGCGGTTGGGGAGCGCCCGCGAGCGGACAAAGTTTCGCCGCCGCGAATATTACGTTTGGCGCAATGACAGGCGGCACGGGCGGAACGGTTACGCATTTTTCGATAGGAACCGGCACCTCTAACAAACTTATGTATTACGGAACGGTCGCGCCGAATATTGTCGTTACTAGCGGCGTGACTCCGCAACTCACAACCGCGACCGTCGTTTCGGAGACTTAGCCAATGGCAAAGAAAACCGAGCCCCGTATCGTTTCGGCGGCGGGCATTGCTTCGGCGTCGACGCTATCCGGCGACGTCGACTTGTCGACAAAGATTCAAACTGCAATGTCGGACGCGGTAACGCAAGCAATAGCCGACGGAATTACCGACCCAATGGAACATAGAAAACTGATAACGGCGGCGAAAGAAAAAGTAATTGCCGAGGCGGAAGCCGAAGCCGCGGCAAAGGCGGCGGAGGAAGAATAAATTTCCTTACGGGGAACGGATGAATCATGGCCTTTGCCTCAGTCGGTTCCCTTGGCACCGGAAACAACGTTACCGCTAGCCAATCCACGTTTAGCCTTACAACCTCGGCAACGTTGGAAGCCGGAAATCTCGGCGTTATTGTTATCGCCGTCGATAACAGTATGTCGACGGACGGCGACGAAGGCGCGGTTTCCGGCGTCGTCGATAGTGCCGGAAATACTTGGACGAAGGGCGCGGAATTTACTAACGGGCAAGCGGCGTCACAAGGCGGCGCAACTTGTTCGGTCTGGTTTTGTCGGGCCGCAACCCAACTTAATTCCGGCGGCACAATAACCGCCACGTTTACCAATGCCGCGGCGCGCGGCGCGACTGCTGCAACGGCTTGGGAGTTTACGGTCGGAGCCGCCGTTTCGATTGAAGGAACGCCGGGCACACTGGCAAACGACGCCTCCGACGCCGGTTCGCTTAACGTTACGACGGCAAATATTGAATGTTTGCGGATTCGCGCTTGCGCGGCGGAAAGTAATAATTGCGGCATTGCAACCGTTACCGCCGGTTGGACTCAATTCACCGATTCCTTTGCCGTCGGCGGCGGACAAACAACTAGCCAATCCGCTAGCGCGGAATTTCGCATTTTAACCGGAACCGGCGCGGCTTCCGACCCGACGCTAGATAGCACCTCGCGCGACGTTGCTTCGGTCTATATCGCGTTAAAGGAATCCGCCGCGCCAGTTACCGGCGTCGGTAGCGCGGCGGGCGACTCGAGCGCGACCGCAACGGGCGCGGCGACCGCGGCGAGCTCGGGTAATGCCGCGGGCGGAAGCACGGCGACCGCAACGGCAACCGCGATTAAGCCCGCCGCGGGCTCGGCCTCGGCAGGGTCGAGCGCGAGCGCGACCGGCGCGGCGACCGCCGCCGCCGCCGGTAACGCCGCGGGCGGAAGCGCGGCGCTAGGCGTTAGCCCGAGCGTTAACATTGTTACCGGCGTCGGCACGGCCTCCGGCGGCTCGACCGCGACGGCGGCGGCGACCGCGATTAAGCCAACCGCGGGCGCGGCCTCCGGCGGAAGCACGGCGAGCGCCGCGGGCGCGGCGACGGCGGCGGGCGCGGGCAATGCCGCGGGCGGCTCGACCGCGAGCGCGGTCGGGCAGCAAATCAAAGCCGCCGTAGGCAACGCGGCGGGCGGGTCGAGCGCGAGCGCGACCGGCGCGGCGACCGCCGCCGCCGCCGGTAACGCCGCGGGCGGAAGCTCGGCGGCGGGCGTTAGCCCGGGCGGGAATCTTATCAGCGCCGCGGGTACGGCCTCGGGCGGCTCGACCGCTACCGCAACCGGGCAACAAATCAAAGCCGCCGCGGGCGCGGCCTCCGGCGGAAGCACGGCAACCGCCGCGGGCGCGTCGACGGCGACCGGCGCGGGCATTGCCGCGGCAGGGTCGAGCGCGACCGCCGCGGCGACGGCAATTAAGCGAACCGACGGCACGGCGGCGGGCGGAAGCGCGGCGCTCGGCGTTGCTCCTGGCGCTAGCATTGCAAGCGCGGTCGGCACGGCGGCGGGCGGCTCGACCGCGCTCGCTATCGGGCAACAAGTCAAAGCCGCGGCGGGTACGGCTTCCGCCGGAAGCTCGGCAACCGCGACCGGCAAGTCGACCGCGGCGAGCTCGGGTAATGCGGCGGGCGGGTCGAGCGCGAGCGCCGCGTCGGCAGTCATTCTAAGCGCCGCGGGCATTGCCGCGGCAGGGTCGAGCGCAACCGGCGCGGGGCTCACGCTTCGGACAATTTCCGCCGTCGGTACGGCTAATGCTTCCTCGTTTGCGCTCGCGATTTCCAAACCGCGCCGCGAGGTTCAAAAGCCGCGCGTCCGTTCTACGAATTTAGTTTATTCCGACCGTCCCTCTAACATACCCCAGGAATCACGGCATGGGACTCCGACTAATCAAACCACCCGCCGCCGTCGAGCCGCTATCGCTTGAACAAATAAAGCGGTCGCTTAGGGTCGACCATATCGACGACGACGAAACGCTCGCGGCCTATCAAACCTCGGCGCGGGAATGGGTCGAGCGGCGGATTCAATCAAAGATAGCCCTAGAGACTTGGGAGCTTGTTATTGACGCATTTCCCGCCGCGGAAATTATGCTCCCGTTTACGCCGGTCGAAAGCGTTGTCTCTATCAAATACGACGACCCGCTCGGCGTCGAGCAAACCGTCCCGCCCGCAAGTTATGAGCTCGACAATACAAGCCCGATCCATTGGATTTTTTCCGCCGACGCTTGGCCCGCAACGTTCGGCGCTTTCAATTCGGTTCGGATTCAATTCGTTGCCGGATACCCGGACCCGGAAGACGCGCCGAAACCGCTTGTTGCTGCAATCGTCTTAAAGACGAAAGAGCTTTACGACGGCGAAGATACGACGGCGGCGGTTCATAACTTACTGACTAATTATTATTTGATGGTCGCTTAAACCATCGCAACGAAGGAGACTCTACAATGGTCGACCTAACCGTAACTCCGACCGCCGTCGCGGCGGGCTCTAATGCAACGAAGGAAACCGGAATCGCGGGCGAAACAATTATTGCCGGGCAAGTCTTGGCGAAAGCCGTTTCGGGCTTGCTTATGAAATGCGACAATAACCACGCGACGCCGGAAATCCGTCGCCCCGTCGGCGTTGCGCTCAATGGCGGCGCAATCAATCAACCCATAACGTTTCAAACGCGCGGGGATATTACGATTGGCGCGACGGTCGCGCCGGGTATTACTTATTTTACAAGCGACACGCCGGGCGGAATCGGCGTCGCCGCGGATAATGTCGCGGGCGAATTTACCGGCATTCTCGGTCTTGGAAAATCGACGACGGTTATAACGCTCGACATTCAGTATGGCGGCGTAGCGGTTTAGCCGTGAAATCCGAAACGCTCGACCGCAAAATTAGAATACAGCGGGCGCAAGTCACGTTTTCCGCGACCGGCGAGCCAATCCCAGGATGGGCCGAGCTCGCCGTCCGTCGCGCGTCGGTTATTCCCGTCCGCGGCGAGGAGCGTTTCGGCGGCGACCAATGGGTCGCAAAAGAGCAAGTCGAGTTTCGCGTCCGTTGGGATACTGCAACGGCAAACGTTTCGCCGCTCGACCGGGTTATTTATCCGGTCGAGGAGTTTCCGACCGATTCCAATATCTACGACGTTATGGCCGTTCATGAGCTCGGGCGACATGTCGGACTCCGTATCATGGCGGCGAGGCGGGCGGACGAAACCTAATGTTAAAGGAAATCAGAGCGGGGCTTCGCGCGTTTTTGCTGGCCGATAGTGCAATCGCCGCCGAGGTTGGCGGCGAGCGAATACACGGCGTAAAACTTCCGGCGGGAACGTTGCCGGGCCCGACTATTGTTTATCATCAAATTTCCGAGGATACCGACCGGACGCTCGACGGCCCGAGCGGCTTGGTTATCAGCCGAATGCAACTCGACGCATGGGCCGAAACCTCCGACGACGCGCATAGATTGGGGCTCTTGGTAAAGGAACGGCTCGACGGCTACCGCGGACCTATGGGGAGCGGCGTTTCGCTTGTTCAAGTCCAAGGCGTTTTTTCCGAAGACGCCCGCGCCGATTATGATTCGAGCGCGAATTTGCACCGCGTTTCGCGTGACTATTTTATGAGTCATGAGGAACGATAAACATGGCTCGGGCCGCGCAAAAAGTAACCAAGCAAAAAATAGATATTGAGGGACTAAAGGAATTAGACGAGGCGCTAAAGGAATTGCCGAAAGCAACGGCTCGAAACGTTGTCCTCCGAACGCTAAAGGCGGAAGCGCAACCTATCGCGGATTTGGCGGCGCAATTGGCCCCCGATAGACCGCAAACCAAAGGTTACGATTTGCACAAGGCGATTTTGGTAAAGCCGGTTAAAGCGCGGAGCCGAGAGTCCGACGTCGAGGTTGCGGTCGGGCCCGACAAGAAAATATTTTACGCATGGTGGGTTGAGTTTGGAACGGCGAAAAATAATCCGCAACCGTACATGCGTCCCGCATGGGATAGCAAAGCGTTACCCGCGCTCTACGGAATCCGTAAACGGTTGGCGGAAGAAATAGAGAAAGCAAGAAAGCGACTCGCGCGCAAAGCCGAGCGCCTAGCGGCAAAAATGAAAGCGGCTGGCGGCTAGCTCCGCGCATTCCTTACGCATTGTGAAATCAAAAAAACCCGCTCGCCCGGCGGGCCGTTTTCCCTATCGCGGTTTGGGCTCCGCGCGCTCCTCAATATCAATCGGAGAAAATACCATGTCCGAGGCAATGCTAGGCTATGGCTCGCGCTTTCAACTCGAAAGCTCGGTTACGGCGGGACTCTTTACCGACTTAGGCGAGGTATTCAATATTACCGCGCCGAGCTCGACGGTCGATCAAGTCGACGTGTCGCATATGCTTAGTCCGAACCGTACCCGCGAATTTATCGACGGACTAATCGACCCAGGCGAGTGTAGTTTTGAAATGAACTATATTCCCGGTTCGGCGGCTGACCTTGCGTTGCTGGCCGTTCTGAATCTCCCCGTCGGGACAAACCGGACTCAGACTTGCCGCATAGTTTATCCGAATGGTGTTTCGGATACCTTCGAGGCAAATCTACAAAGCTACGAGCCGAACCTCCCGACCGACGACAAGATGACTGCTAACGTTTCTTGGCGCGTTAGTGGAATCCTAACGCGGGCGACGCCGTAACATGGCAAACCCGCATAAAGGCGAAGTCGCTTTCGAGGCGGACGGGATTAGCTACGTTCTCCGGTTTTCAATTGACGCAATTTGCCAATTGGAAGAATTGACCGGCAAGGGAATCGTTACGCTTATTGGCGAGCTACAAGACCCGGAAAAAATGTCGCTAAGTCTCGCGCGTCAAGTTTTATGGGCGGGCTTGCAAGAGCAGCAACCGCATATAGGCGTAAAGGAAGCGGGCGAGTTAATAACCGCCGCGGGCGGTATGGCGAAAATTATATCGCTATTCGGCACGGCGTTTACCGCGTCGTTTCCTCCGGCGCAAAGTAATAGCTCGCGCCCTCGGAAAGCGGGCAATCCGAAAAATGGGATTGGCCCGCGCTCTACCGGAATTGGGCGAGTCTCGGACGCGACGACGAAAGCTTTTGGCGAAAAACTCCCCGCCAAATCCTCCTAATATTTGAGGGGAACCAAGCGGCGCAAGAGCGGGCCCATGATGAACGGGCTTGGCTTGCTTGGCATATCGAAGCGTTGCACCGGCAAAAGAGAATGCCGAAGCTTGAGCGAATGCTCGCAAAGCAAAAAGTCCGCTCGCGCCAATCCTGGCAGGAGCAAATGGCCGTAATGAATCTATGGGCGTCGGTTATGAGCCGCGCCGACGCGTCGAAACCGAAGGAAGCGGAATAGCAATGGCGGAAGCCGGAATCATTGGCGCGCTAAGAGTCATCCTCGGCGTTGACTCGGCCTCGCTCGAAAGCGGGTTAGCGCAAGCTTCGACCGGCGTAACGAAATGGAGCGCGGGCGTTAAAACGTCGGTCGCCGCCGCCGCGGCTTCGTTTGTTGCTTTCGGCGCGGTTGTCGGCGCTTCCATTGTTAAGGCAATGCATACCGCCGATGATATTGGAAAGGCGGCGCAAAAACTCGGATTAACGACCGAGGAGTTATCGGCGTTGCGTTACGCCGCCGCGTTGTCGGACGTTTCGATGGAATCGCTATCCGGCGCAATGACAAAGCTTAATAAAAATATTGCCGACGTTGCGGGCGGCGATATTGGCAAGGTTAGTAAAACTTTCGACACGTTGAAAATTTCCGTTTGGAATGCGAACGGCTCGGTAAAAAACGGAAGCCAAGTCCTTTCCGAAATTGCCGGAAAGTTTGAAACCTTCAAAGACGGCGCGAACAAATCACAAATAGCCGCAACGCTTATGGGGAAAGCCGTCGGCGTCGATATGATTCCGTTTCTCAATACCGGCGCGGCGGCGATTGAGAAAATGAAAAAACGGGCCGCGGAGCTCGGCCTCGTTCTGACCGACGAAACTTTCGAAGCCGCGCAAGATTTTAACGACCAAATGCGCGACCTTAAATTTATTATGGAGGGCCTAACTTTCAAGGTAATGGCGGGCTCGGTTCAAATGTTACGGACCATATCGGCCTTGCTTGTCGAGTCTGCAAAGAGCGCCGGAAAGACCGACACGGCTTTCGAAATCCTTTCGGGAACGATCAAGGTATTAGCAATTGGATGTATAGCCCTCGGCGCTACGCTCACGGCGCTAATGAATATTATGGTCGGCTTCGGCGGCGCAATGGTAAAGGTTGCGAAAAAAGATTTTACAGGGGCGAAAGAAGAATTAGTTAAAGGCGGCGAAGAAGCGAAAGCGGTTCTAGTTCAAGCTGGCGAAATGATTAAGCTAGTTTGGAAAGGCGTTCCGCTTGTCGTCGAGAAAACAAATAAGAATCTAAAAGATACGCCGCCGCCGGTTGTCGACTTAACCGACGCGTTGGAAAAGGCGAAGAAAGCCCTAGCGGCTTGGAACGATCAACAATTAAAATCGCAACTCGCAACAAAGGCCGAGATAGAGGGAGTCGGAAAAACCGCGGGCGAGGTTGCGCGGTTGAAAGTCCTTTACGACGGCATGGCCGAGGCGGAAAAAAACCATCAGGCAAACAACCCGGAATGGATAAAGAACTACAACGAGAAAGCCGACGCGGCGAAAATGCTAGCCGACCAATTAGAAAAAACGACGGAAACTTTCCAATTCCTTTCACGCTCAATGGATACCGCGGCGGGCTCTATTGTTGACGTCGCAATGGGAGCGAAGACCGGCAAGGAAGCTTTTAAGGAATTTACGACCTCGGTTATTCGCGACATTGGAATGATGATAACGAAATTTATTTTGCTTAACGCGGTTGTCCGTCCGTTGTTCGGCGCGCTCGGCGGCGGCGGTTTCGCTTCCGCCTTTATGGGATTCGGAGCTAGGGACGGCGCTAGCCTTAGCTTCGCGTCGGGCGGCTCTTTCATGATTCCGGGCGGGTCGAGCATGACAGATAACCACGTTATGCCGATCAACGTCGCGAGTGGCGAGCGCGTTACGGTCGACCGCCCAGGCGACGGAAGCAACGCGCCGACCCAAGCCGTTCTAGTTGTAAGGAATAGAACCGACCGGGCTTTCCTCGAATCAATTGCCGAGGGGCTTAACGGCTTGGTCGCGGACGGCTACCGCTTAAAGGTGGCATAATGCCAAGCACCCAAGCCGCCGACTATTCGGTTATTCTATGGGATAACCTCGTTGCGATTGATAACGTAACGGCGACGACCGAGGCGTCGGGATTCCCCGCGTCAAACCTCGCCAATCCAAACACCTCCCAGGCATGGCGCGCGACCGACACGGCGACGGTTTACGTTACCGTCGTCGTCGACGCGCCAATCGACTCGCTTGCAATTGCAAAGCATAACCTCGGCAGCATTGGCGCGACGGTATCGCTTGAAATCCAGAATACGTTTGCGAGCGGTTGGACGGAATTAGTAGCCGGGCAAGTGTTACCGAACGACGCGCCAAAGCTTTTCACTATGGGCGTCGTCGCGCCGCTCTACGCCGTCCGTTTGAAAATCGTAACGCCGAGCTCGCCGCCGCAAATTGCGGTTATGTCGGTCGGCGCTAAATTGATAATGGAACGCGGGATATGGGTCGGGCATACGCCGATAACATACGCAACGCGCGTTAACGCAATCGACGGGATAGCGGAAAGCGGCGACTTTCTCGGGTCGATTGTGCTTGGCGAGTTTCGCGAAAGCGCCGCGAATTTCCAGCACCTCGACCCGGCTTTCGTCCGCGCGAGCTTATGGCCGTTCCTTAAAGCGGCGACGACGCAACGGCTCCCGTTCTTCTTCCAATGGCGACCGGCAACGTACCCGCTCGAAGTCGGCTACGTTCGGTTAACGAATAATCCCGACGCGACGCCGAGCGAACCGTCGCACCTATACGAAATCGAATTAGCTATGCGAGGCGTCGCGTGACAGAACGCCGGGCGCTAACTTATGTCGAGGTAGACATTCCGGTTTGCTCGCTAACGTATGGAGTCGCGCCTTGTACCGCGGCGGTTCCGACGACGGGCCCGGATAAATGCCTTAACACGAAAGCGACTTGCCAAGACCGCGCGCATTACGCCGAAGCGATTGTAACGTTGCGGTTTGCAAAACCCGCGGGCTACTTGCCCGCCGATATTGATTGTATCGCTTGCATAATCGACGTCGAGCATACGCCGGGCCGGGTTTCGCTTGGCGAGGATTTGGGCGAGCGCGCGTCGATTAAGGTAACGTTGCAAGATCATCCCCATAGCGACGCGGGCGCGGGCTTCGATAAATATTTCGCAACGCGCGCTTACGACCCATACAAGCAAGGAACATTATTCGGAAAGTTTCGCGCCCGTCAGCCGTTCCTCCGCGGCGCGGCGGTACGCTGGAAACAAGGATTTTTAGGCGACGCGTTGGCGGATTTCGAAACCCGCTCTTTCACTTTGGATTTTACCGACGGGCCGAGCGCCGACGGCGTTTTTAGCATTACCGCGAAAGACGTTCTAAAATTGCTCGACGCCGACCGCGCGCAAGCCCCGGTAACGTCGAAGGGCTTTTTACAAAACGACATAACCGAAACCGATACGGCAATAACGTTATTGCCGAGCGGCGTCGGTACCTCGGATTATACCCCTAGCGGATACGTCAATTTAGGCGGAAACGAAATCGTAAGTTATTCGCTCGACCCGACCGCGGGCAATGACGCCGACACGATTTTACTTTTGCATATGGAAGGTACCGACGGCGTTATAAATACGACGACAAATCTTGTTATCGACAGTAGCGCGAGCAATCGCACCGCGTCGCTAATTAGTACGCCGGAGTTTGAAATTGACTGGAAAAAGTTTGGCAATAGCTCGACGCGCTGGATTGGCGAGGATGGAATCACGTTTCCCGATAGTCCCGATTGGAATCTAAGCTCGGATAAAACTTTTGATTTTTGGGAATGGGTTTCGGGCCTAGCCGCCTCGCGGGCATTTTTCAGCCACCAATCAAGCCCGACTCTCGGTTATCGACTAACCGCGGAAACAAATGGCTCTATAAAATTTGTTGTTGAAAACACTTCAAACCTTTTAACGCTGCAATCCGCCGCCGGGCTACTTGTCGTCGCGACGACTCAATATTTTCATATCGCGGTAGAAAAGTTTGGGACTCTTTGGACGCTGTTTTTTAATGGCGCAATCGTCGCGCAAACGACGGCGACGGTAACGGCTCCCGACCCTTCGGCTCCTTTCCGCGTCGGCGCGGTAAATAATACTAGCTCGGGGACTCCAAACGGGATGACCGGGAGTCTCGACGAATTTCGGGTTTCAAAAGTCGCGCGGTATCACGGCGCGGCGTTCACGCCGCCGAGCTCGCCTTATCTAGCGCCGGATTCAATGGCGATTATTCGCGGACAATTGGGAACCGTTGCGAGCTCTCACCAGGAGCAAGACCGAGTCCAGCAAGTTTTAGTTTACGACGGCCAAGACCCGGCGGACATTATCCGCGACCTCGAAGTTAATTATGCGGGAGTCCCTCCGAGCTATATCGACTTGTCGGCTTGGCAAGTCGAAACCGACGCTTTCCTCGCGCAAGCTTATTCCGCAATCATTCCAGAACCGACGCCGGTTAAAACTCTCGTTGCCGAAATTATAGAGCAAGCGGGCCTAGCGCATTGGCAGGATGACGCCGCGGCGGCGCTTCGCTTGCTTGTTATTCGCGAAGTCGGCTCCGACGCGGCAACTTTCGACGCGACCAAGCGGCTAATGGGCTCGCTTGAGATTGTCGAGCAACCGGCGAAACGCGTTTCGCGCGTCGAGGTTTATTATGGATTGATAGACCCGACGCGCGGGCTTAACGACGCCGATAATTTTCGCTCGGTCGAAGTAACAATCGACGAAGAAGCCGAGGCGGATTATGGCAACTCGGTTATTAAAAAGATTTTTTCCCGCTGGATTCCTGAATTTGGCGGCGCGGTCGCCGCGGTAACGGCGCTTAATTTCCTGGCGCGCTATCGCGACGCGCCGCGCAAGCTTTCCTTTGACGCAATGCGCGGCGGCGTCGTTCCCGTTCTCGGCGGCGGCTATAAAGTCGCGTCGGCTTTCCTGCAAAACGCTTTCGGCGCGCCGGAGATTGTGCCCGTCCAAGTAACGCGGCTAATCGCGGGCCCCGCTAGCTTGCATGTCGAAGCCGAGGAAATGCGTTTTGCCTCGGCGCTTTCTTCCGACCCGAACCATCATATTATTATCATCGCCGCTAACACGACCGGCTTTAATTTGCGGTCGCGGCACGACGATTTATATGGAACGCCGGTCGCGGGAAATTTGGTAACGTGCATTATTAACTCCGGCGTCGTCGTCGGCGCGACCGGCTCGACCGTCCCCGCTTTCGATACCGGCGATTGGCCCGCGGGCGTTACTATCGTCGTCGAAATCAACGGGACGATTCAAGGCGCGGGCGGCGACGGCGGCAAGGGAACAAAGGTAACGTCTAATTCCGGCGGCGTAACAAGCCGCACCTTGGCAAAAGCGGGCCTCGCGGGCGGGACGGCGTATAAGGCGCG